GAAGTATCGGGGTACATACTTGTCATATGGACAGGCAGACATGACTCTCTTTTTTGCACAGACTGTCTATGAGAGAGATGACGCTCGTGAGATGATTAGTCAATTTGTAGATTTTCAATAAAAGGAGAAACCTTCAATTTCTTTTTCAACTGGCCTAGACCTGTATCCTTCTGTTGAGGAGGAACCTCCAGTCATGAGACCAGCACGCATCGACATGTGGTTATTCCATGTTTGTGGGTAGATGCGTATAGCCGATGTGTTTATAGGAGCCTTGAAGAACGCGTTGGCTTGGCTCGACTGAACGACACCTTCAAAAGTGTAGCCACCGTCAACATCCTTCCATGTACCCGCTGAATCCTTGTATTGCGCTTTGAAAGATGTGACGAATTGATTTTTCCAAACGCCATCGGGTCGCCCCTTAATAACAACACCCGAAATGTCAGTGGCACTGCCATTATCGAGTTGATACCATTTTCCAACCGCATTAGTGTCGGCGGACCATGCACGATTCGAATCTAATCGACCCGCGCCATGACTGGTGCCGATGGCGTCACCACCCCAATTCCCAGATGAAGTGTGACCACTGTATGGTACATCAATAATAGTGGGGGTCTTGTTTGTCCTGGTCTCACCGGCGACGATATCAGCACGGAGGGACATGTGACCGTTCCATGTCTGTGGGTAAATACGAATATACCTAGCATCCACGGGGGTATCGAAAGTCACATCTACCTGTGTCTCCATGTCCGTGTTACCTGTATAAACCTTACCATTGTCAACATCTGTCCATGTTCCAGTGGCACCCTTGGACTTGACTTTAAAAGTTGTTACCCACTGGTTATGCGCAGCTGCACGCCCCTTAATGGCGACACCCGTAATCTTACCAACCACACCATTGTCAAGTTGGTACCACTCACCCACCGTATTGTTCTGGGCTGACCACCCCTGTACGGAATCTAGACGACCACGGCCATGTCCCACACCAATGGCTTCTCCTGACCAAACGGTAGATGCACTTCGCATAGTCTCTGGGGTGTCACGAAGGACTGGGGTTGGGGGGGTGTAAGTGTCATCTGTTCCACTACCCCCACCGGCTCCACCATCTTCCTCACCCCCACCCATTGACATAGCAGCTCCAACACTAGAGGAAAGGCACATCATACCCAAACCTGCAATCATTGCAATTTGAGCCATTCTTCTTTATTTTACTCTTAGTTTTTTTTTTCGGTTAAAGAAATAACCTGCCTTTAATTTAATGGAAGATTGTGATGTGTGTTGTGAAAAGTTCAACAAGATAAATCACAAAAAAGTTGAATGTCCCTTTTGTGATTTAGTCAGTTGTAGGTCATGTTGTCAGAGGTACATTCTAGACTCATTCGAAGACCCTCACTGTATGGGGTGTAAGACCCTATGGAATCGAGAGTTTGTTGACACCTTCTGCACCAAATATTTTAGGAACACGGCACTCAGACGGCACCGAGAGAACGTCCTCCTTGAAAGAGAAAAGGCACTCATGCCCGAAACACAACCTGAAGTTGAGAGGATACTTTACATGAGAAAACTTCGTCGTACACTTCGAGCGCAGAAGGAGCGCTTGATAGAACTTCATCACAAGTACAAGACATTCGAAAATGAGTTTGACCGTGTTCTTCAGATTCATCCAGATATTAGGAACCTGTACCGAGATATGGAACGGGTCTACAGGGAACTTGAACATGTTCGAAATAATGGTAGGGTGGTGGATGGTGACCAGGTAAAATTTGTGCGTCAGTGTCCATGTGAGGAGTGTAAGGGGTTCTTAAATGAGCATTGGTTTTGTGGTCTCTGTGATGTCTATTACTGTAAGGAGTGTAACGAGAAGCGCGCTGATGGACACCAATGTGACCCCAACGTCGTAGAGACGATGAAACTCTTGAACAAAGATAGCAAATCATGTCCCAAGTGTGGTACGGTGATTCATAAGACGAGTGGGTGTGCGCAAATGTGGTGCATATCATGTCACACAGCATTCAACTGGCGCACTGGGGAAATCGAGACTGGTCGAATACACAATCCCCACTTTATCGAGTTCAAAAAGAAGACGATGATGTCCCGAGAACATGGAGACATACCATGTGGTGGTGTACCAACCTTCAGAGAACTGCGTGAAATAGGTGCCACAAACGAGATTCTTCAATACTCTATGGCTATCCATCAAGTTGAATGGGAAAATATGAACATAGACATTGAACCTATAAATAATTTACAGATTCGTGTAGCATATATGTTGAATGACATAACCGAGAAAGACTTCAAGGTGTTTTTACAGAGGCAGGAAAAGTTTAAGGAGAAGACGAGGGACATCTCGAACATTTTTGAGATGATGGCAAACACGGGTGGCGACCTCCTCCGACAGTATGTCCTCGAACCTGAGCGCCACGACGAAATTGTTGAACTTCTCCAGAAGATTATCGACTATGGAAACGGGGTGTTCGATACTATACGTAATAGGTACAATAGTAAGATACCTCGAAATATTTCTGTGTGACTACAGTAAGATGATACTTCTCCTGTTCCTAATCATCATCGTCCTTTACCTGATACCAGTGTACAGGGAACCACGAGTCATGAAAAACTTCCTAACAGACGAGGAATGTGAGTACATCAAGAAGAAGGCTGAGAAGAACCTTCAGACTTCCACCATCGGGAGTGACTATAAGGTCGATGAGCGCATACGTAAGAGTGAGACGGCGTGGTTATCCAAGAGAGACCCCGTCGTCGGGAATATCATGAAGAGGTGCTTAAAATACACAGACCGTCCCTTCCAAAACTGCGAAAAACTCCAAGTTCTTCGCTACACCCCTGGTGGACACTATGCACCACACCAAGATGTTCTCGATACTCAGAAGAATCCTCGCATGTACACGTTTATTTTTGCTCTGAACGACGACTACGAGGGTGGGGAGACCGAGTTTCCCAAAATAGAAAAGAAGTTCAAGCTCAACAAGGGTGACGTCCTCTTCTTCGACACCCTCGACAACTATGAGCTTGATACGTCCAAGGCTTTACATGGTGGGAGACCTGTAAAGTCTGGTGAAAAATGGGTGTGTAATTTGTGGGTACATAAATATTCCTACTCTAACTGATTCTTAACCTTCTCACGGTTCGCCATATGGAGTGCCTCAACGTCCGCCTTGTTCTGTCCCGTGTAGGGAACTGCGTACCCCTCATCACACATCCACTTATTGACATTCGTCCAAGTACCATCCTCACATACCCAAACCTCTGCGAGTACGCGGCCAAACTTACCCCTAGAATCCGCCTCGGGGCATCTGAGTTCGATTTCGATATCATCCTTCTCAGATGCGACCGCCTTCATACACCATTCCTTGAGCTTCTTCTTAGAGAGGAGACCAAACTTCTTCTCCTCTGCGTCAGATGTGCGAGACTCAGGGGTATCGATACCTAGGAGGCGAACACGCTGTTTCGTACACACATCGAAGCCAAGGTCGATGGCGACATCGATGGTATCACCATCGACCACCTTCTCGAGGGAGGAGACGCGGTACTTGAAGTTGCAGGGTTCGACGTTATAGGAGGACATTTTCTATTCTGAAGACACTTAAAATCTTTATGCTACGTTAAGATATGAAATGTATCGCAACATTTTCGGAAAACAATCTATACAAACTTAAACTGAAAAAAACTCGAGTAAATGTTCTAAATGAATTGTACCATCGACCACCTATCAAGAGGGAAGCGAGCAATGAAATTGTGAATCCGAGACTTCGTCTACGGTTCAAGGAAGCCATAGAAGAAGCGCAGGAGATATGTGAAGAGGACACCACCTCCGAGGCGTGTCATTGGGCGTGGTATGAGGTTGACGAGCTGGAGGATTCCATCATGCGTCGATGATGACTGTGGGTGGTTCATCATCGTATCCATAGAAGTGTATAGAGATGCCATAGAGTTCATTGAGTCGTCCGTTTAATTCCTCATTTATGAACCATTTCCATTCGCGTAAATCTGTAGAAAAGTATTCACATCTATCCTCCCCGAAGCTACGTTTGAGGAGGAAGTCCTCGTAGCGTACTTCCTTCATGAGAGAATACACGGCTTCTGGAACTGGAACTGTACCCATGCGGACTGCATCGAAAATGTCGATGACATAGTATCCACGTGCATCACAGATTATGTTCACTTGTATATCAGGGAATCCTTTGATGAATGATTCAAAGTCTGCGTCACTTGGGAGAGTCGTGAAAATCGTGTGACCAACTTCATCGGGAATCACTTGCAGGAGTGAGGGGTGTGTATGATAGGCGACAGGTGCATCCGACCACTCTGCCTCGAGAACACTCGCATCAACGCGCGCCCTCTCCTTTGAGGTTACGTAGGTGAGACCTTTGTAGTTCATATGCTTATCGTACTTGACCTTACCTCCATATTCCCACCTATTCTTCGATGACAAACGGCTCACAGATTTCAAATCTCTCACCACGATTTTTGTAATGTGTAACCTGTGTGCGGTCATCCTATATTCATGATGACATTTTTATCCAAGAGTGTAATTTCACCGAGTTGGTCCCATGTGTAGTACTTGACGGATATGCCAAACTTTCTGCGCATGATGGGGTCTATGTAGTTGTTCACGGCTCGTTTCCATTGAGTGGGTGTGGTTTGGATATATGCCAAATTACTCCACGTGACTGACACCCTCTGAAATTCCTGACCTCGTACGAGACGGTTGAACTCACGGGTGACATCATCGACATTGGGTTTGTTCAAGTTTGTTTCGATGAGGTCGATGATGTAGTATCCTTGATTTTCGAGGATGAGATTCGCTTGCATGTTCGGGTACGCGTTTACGTACACCCTAAAATCAGCTTCACTTGGATATGTGAAAAGTGGAGTCGTGTATTCTGGGACGGGGTGTGTATGATACACGATATATTGGGTCATCTCTTCTTGTGTGGGAGTCACAGTGGCGAGCTGCTGGTTCGTGCGAGCTGTGGGTCTATTGAACCTGACATAGTTTCGTGTATTTGATACAGTGAATGGAATCGAACCCGCATATTCGACACGCTGTTCCCAAGTCTTTTTGTAAATATCCTGGAGTTCTTTGATTGTTTTACGACTCAAACGAACAGACAACACACTGCCGTTGGTACCTGTGACTGTACCCAGGTTGAACACATTCCTGGGTATGTTCACACGCCTAAAATTACGAGCGAGGCGATTGATGGCAGCATTGATTCGTGTCATTCGCCGCTGTCTCTCCACTTGACGACGTCTGTTGAGAGCCTGTCTACGCACAGTTTCAGCCCCATGTTTCTTGGTCGCTCGAGTGACCGAGACCATCTTACTTTAGATAAAGATTTAAATAGATGGACATCTAATGAACATCGAGGCATTCGCTCGAGAGATATATTCTCAACTGGGTCCTGGCTACAGTGAGAGAGTATACCACAATGCGATGGAAGTTTTACTGAGGGAGAGAGGTATTCCATATGAATCTGAGAGGATCATCACCATTCCATTCAAGGGGCATGTGATTGGCAACTTGAGGGCAGACATTATTATTGACAACGAGATTGTTCTAGAGTTTAAAACTATTCGAACTCTGAATGACGCGGCGGAGTTGCAGGCTCATAACTATCTTCATCTGACAGGTCTGAAGACGGCGTATCTGGTGAATTACCCACCTCATCCGGAGCGGGAGGTGGAGGTGCGACGGATTCAAGCAGTACCATCAGAGGTAGAATCCGAGCCAGATTGTGATAGAACCTCTGGGATTCCGTATAGTGTGTCCGCGGATCTAGGACAGCCATTTGAAGAATATCTTGAGCCCTTTGGAGTAGAGTCCGAGCTTCTTCTAGACAGTGGTGTACCGCTGGGTCGGCTTGATTAATTGTCTCCAAGTGGGGGAGAACTTTGGTTTCCAACTCATAGAGGGCGAGGAGGGCTGGCTCGTCGTTCATTTGGTATAATTGTATTTGCGTCCATACTTAGGTGGTATTTCTAGGTACACGGGGTCGCCACCACTTGGGGGTTTCTTACAGAAATTCTTACATTTACAACAGTCACGGGGGTTCGTGAGTTGCCTCTTGTTTGCGTAACATTTCATGGGAAGGTAGATGTCCTTCTTCAAAACACGGATGATTCTATCAATCAAAATCATAATAACTTTTCTTTCACCCAATCTCTATACTTCTTAAAAATTTTGGACAACTTAGGGTCTTTGTTTTTAAAAAGTATCATGAGAACGTTGAGGCGCCTAAAGAGACCGAGTGGTGATTCACCCGCCCTGACCACACGCATGAGGGCACGATGTCTCGCAAGTTCACACTTTTCTTTGACATCCTCGTATCCATGGGCGCTGAGGGGGATGTGTACAACCATTTATTTTTTACCCTCACAGATAAGACACACTCTCTGTCTACTGAAGCAATTGGTACATAAAAAGTGTTCGCATTTACGAAACTTGACACATTCACCCTGCATGTGACAGTTTGGACAAACAGAATTTTTGAATTGAAGGGCTTCATTCTTGAATCTCCAAAAGCATGAGGTACACACCTTCAGACCAGGTCTCATTGTTTTACCACATACGGTGAAATTTGGGCAGGTCATCTACTTACACTGTCGGAATAAATTCCCATTTTAAATCGTGACAAATTTTTTTCCATATGACATCTTGTTGATACAACTTTTCCTTAGACTTGAGAAGTGGAAAGTATTGGAGATATTTATCCTCACTCAAAAGTTCACAAAATTTATAAAGAACATATGAGTAGCTGAGGAAGTTCTTCCTCTCTGTTGGACAGTTTTCATCGAAAGGTTTTTGGATATCTTTGAACATGATTCGTAGATACTCTTCCAACTCTTGTGGCATGTTGGGTGGTTTGATACCACTGAGAATGTTTGTGATGTACGGTACATGTTCATAATATTTATTTAATCTCAACTTTTTGAGGAGACCTCTCACCTTCGCATGGGTGATGTCTTCGAGGTTTTTGATTTTTATCTTCTTGAGTTCACTTCGCAGCTGTTCTATGACTTCTGGTGGTATTGTTGTCATCTCTTGTGCCTGAAATTGTGAGAGCCATTCATTGAAGTGATTCTCTCTCTTGTATGAATAGTTGACCACCTTTTCGGATGTCTCCTGTTCTTCTCTATAGGTTAATTCTTCGCTAATAAGTGTCGCAATTATCGCACCACACGAATCACACACGAGGTCACTCGTGTCGTGGAAATGAACGAGGTTGCTATATGGGCATGTTTCACACTGTTCTATGATTCGTTCACGAGGTTTCGTTATGTTTTGTTTCTCGACATCGATGAGATAATCTGTGAAGATGTCTTTTCTCTTGAGACCCACGGTTTCTTTCACGTTGAAGATGTTGTCGGTATTCGTCTCTTCCCCTCCTTCGTCGACATGTCTTTTCATGTAGGGCATGCATTTCATTATATACTCAGACATTTCAGATTCGTATTTCTTTTTATTTTCTGGGTCTTTTTGTATTAAAGTCTGCCACTCTTCCAACTTATTGTTGTACCTACTTAAAAAATTACCTTCCATTCTTATAAGGAAATGCTTTTCAAACTTTTAAGTACCCTAATTCTTTGGTACAGGAACATTATGACACCAAAAGATTACAGTATCATTTCCGAAGAACTTGAGTATAAGATTGACTACGATTTGAAGTATCAACTCGAGGATGCGTTTTGGAGAGAGGAGAGTAAAGATTGGGATGGTATCCTCGAAGAGTATTATGTCGACGTGACTGGTCGCAACTTCAGGGGGACCACTATACCTCAGAATGTCAAGTATGTCATCTTACGAGTTCGATACATGTTCAATGGTCACGAATACACATCCATCTCTAACGACTTGAACTTTCTACCTGGGAGGGATGAAGACACCGCGATGCATTTTAGTATCCCTTTGAGTAGTGCCTGGATAGTCGACCATGATGATAAGCCGATGAAAAACATTACTGAAAAGGTGAAACGGTACTCAGGACCTAGGAACGACTTCCATGGTCAAAAAGTTCCTCTCGAACACTTTTTATATTACGACCGAGATGTACTCGAGAGGCGATTTCCTAAGATTATCCTCGCAAGTACACTTGGTTTAAAAAAGACTCTGTCAACCACTGAAGACTTTACAACGAATCTTCAGATACCTTAGTCGCCAGGTAAAACTTGAGTTCGCCCAAATTGGCGACATTGTATTTCAAAATCAGAAATCTATTTCCCGTTTCCTGTATAATTTGCACAGACGCACACATACTCGTCGCCTTTGTAAAGATATTCAGGTACTTCAGACTGTAGAGACCTGTGATGTCCGGACTCTCATCTGGACATTCAATCGCCGTCTCCTGGTTGGCAAAATCTCCTTCACATCTGAGACGAATTTCCTTACCAGTTCGTTTAATTTCGATATCCGTTCCGATGTTCGACATGTCACGACACAGACGTTGAAAATCTGCAGAGGGAAGAGTTGTGATGGTTGACATCTCGACATCAGGAACCTCGATGCGACTCTCGTTGATATCCAGAAGCTTGAGTTGAAACTTTGTATTAGTCTTCTTGGCCTCACTCAAAATTTCAATGTTCATGTACTCCTTGGAGTTAATTTCAATTCTGAGAATATCATTGTTGGTGATAGTCTTCAAAAGTTTAAAAGTATTTGAGATATTGATACCTGCGATGATTTCTTCCTGCTCGCATTGATATTCTTCAAAGTTGTCCGCGGCAAGAAATATGTCGACGAGTGATGTACGTGCTGTATCCAAGGTGACGATGTACATGCCATCGGGTCTGAAATATATATTCACGTCATTGAGGATATCTTTGAGGACCTCAAAGGTTGACTTAAAAGCCGACGCTTGAATTGTCGTAAATTTCATCTCTGGTCTGTGAACGTTTTACATCTTTAACTCTGTATATGCCACACCCTTGGATACGTCCCTGCTAATTTTTTCCTCGAGCTCTTTCGTCATGGGTGGTTGAAGGGAACGCCCATAGTCGTCCAGGGAAAACATATCAGAAACACCACCACCATCGAGTGTTGTCATACTACACCCAAAACCACCAACAGATGCGTGTGTCACTTCTTTGGCTGGTAAGAGGGAGTCGAGCCAGTTTTTGATTTCCGTTCCAACTAGAATCTTTCCATTCTTTGTGAGCATCGTGGGAACACGATTGATTTTGTTCCTATAGTTTGGGGGTATGCCCTGTGTATTAACGTTGTGATAATGTACAAGTTGTTTCAGCTGGGGATGTTTGTTGATATACTCGATTACGTCCATAGAATGTTTGCATCTCGGACTATATATCAGCAGTGACATTTATTATGTATATGGTATTTTCTAAAAAAAAATTAACGCGTAATAGTAAATATGAATTACATGTTAGTGTTCGCTCTCATCATCATTGTTCTTCTGCTGACCATGAAGAGTGAAGGATTTACAGAAGCTTTCGGTTTATCAGGCTACACCAAACCAGTGGCGTCTGTCAAGCTGGATGACCCCAGACCAAACCTTACTGGTCTCCGTGAAGTCGAGGCTGTGGTGGACAATGACATGGTGGAGGACTTCGTACTTCTCGCAAACAAGGAAATCTCCAAGCGCACCGGTGTGTGCACGTACATCATCGAGACCACCAAAGTGAAGCACTACAGTGGTAAGGACAAGGATGTTTATGAGTGCATGTTCATGGTCATCAAGAAGGATGGGTTCTCCTTCGGTTTCTCCGTCGTTGCTTCGTATGAGATTGAAAATGGTAAGGTTAAGTTGGTTTCCCTGCGAAGCCAACCCCTAGGTGTTCAAGCTCCCGATGATGTGACTCCCTTCGTAGAGGGTTCAGAGGGTAAGGAGTTTGTGGACTATCAGCTCGTTAAAGAAGTTGCTACCCCCACCAAGAGTGAGTTTGAAAAGGCTAAAAATAAATTACAGTAATTATAATGTTAAGCATCGATGATGTGACGAAGATTGATGAAAAGAGAAAACAAATCAAAAAAGAAATTTACAGAAAAATTTATGAACAGTTTTCTTCCAAAATTAAACAATCAGTCGAGATGGGTCACAAGCAGATATTTTTAACAGTTCCAGTAATTCTCATAGGGTACCCCGTTTTCGACAGGGCACAGGCTGCTAGATATGTTGCCAGACAATTTGTACTTGGTGGATTTACAGCACGTGTCATCAGTGATTACGATTTGTATGTGTCATGGATTGTACCTAAAAAGAAAAAGGAAAAGAAGGAGGAGGAGGAACAAGGTGGGGATGAATTTCCCAACCTCATGAACCTCAAGAAGATTGCGAATCAATACAGGAGAAGTGCGTAGTAAAATCTCATTTTTTAACCCCCCTTAATCATAAATGGACAACTTGAGTATAATGGTAGAGGCCAAGAAGGAATACCTTGGTCAGCTTTGTCTTATTATGTGTCCAGCTATGATTGAAGTGTTCCAGGAAATGTACGATGAGGCGATGAAAACCTCCAAGGGGAAGCAGGTACTCATCATGTTTCAAAAGCTTTTGAAGGAAGTTCCTAACTGGTCGAATGCCATGTCTAAGCGTCATTCCGACAATATTACTGGGCGCTGCTCGTGGTTCAGTGACCTTCTCGCCGCAGTATTTGTTGCGTGTACGAAGATTCTCTCTTCTGTTCGTCTTAAGGCGGATAACAAGAAGATTTCCTTGAAGCTTCCCACTGAAGAGGTTTTTATCCAGACGTGTTACAACAATGTGGCGAAGGATTTGTACCGAGACCCTTATATTTTCCATGAGGAACAGAGTGAATACATAAGGGATGATAAACTTATCCTTCGCTTTTCCACATGCATCGAAAACACCGTGAAGGAACTTATCCCCGTGCAGCAGATTCTTCAGACGTACATGTCCCAGGAGACGAGGGACATCTCCCTGGATGGTGAAATTCAGGATGGCATTGACCCAGAGGTTATGGAGGGTGAGGATGAGCCTATGGAAATGCCGGAGTCGGAGCTGGAGCCCGAGCCAGAACCAGAACCAGAGCCCCCTATGCAACCCGAATCGGACCTTCAACCCACGGGTCTTGAGAATGAGTTCAAGACGGTTCCAGGTGTTCAGGCGCCCGAGCCGGTACCCGAACCCGAAATGGGGGAGATGCCTCAGCCTCAGCCTCAGCCAGAGGAGGATGATGACGTTCTTTTCGGTGATGCACCAGAGCAGCGCACAAAAAATCCCCGTTATAATTAAATGGAACTCTCCGACTATCTGCGTGACCCCATGTATGCTGCGCTTATTGCGGGAGCCATCACAGCTGGGTACATTCATCTCAAGGCACACCTCAACAATGAGGGAAAACTCGAACTCAACAAGTACACGAAACCCGCGGCGCTCAATGCAATTCTCGTGTTCTTCATCGTCTCTGGTGGTATAGGTCAACGTGAAGCCATTTCCACCGAGCCTTTCTAACTTAAAGATTACACCAATACAATAAGAAAATGGCGTCCGTTACTGCTTTTAACGACATGATGGGTCAATTTCTTGTGGAATTGCACAAGACTTTTCCAGAGGAAAAGGGTATCAAGAAGATGCTCACATCTTTCGATTTGTTGAAGACGACGAACCCTCGTCTCGTCGTCGATGGGTTCATGAACGGTGTGTCCCCCTACGCTGACAAGATTTCGGCGAAGGATGAGACATTCCTACTCAAGGAAATCGATACGATCGACTTTCTCAAGGAGCTCGATATCAAGTCCTACTGGGAGAGGATGTCTGAGGGTACGAAGGGAGCCACATGGCAGTACCTCCAGACCCTCTACATGCTCGGTACGACTATCACTTCGATTCCAGACGACACCCTCAAGATGATTGAGGGTATCGCCAAGGACTGTGCCGATAAGATTCAGAATGGCGACGGCGAACTCGACCAGGATGCCCTCATGAAGATGATGGGGAGCATGCTTGGAAACCTCCCGAAAAAATAAACCTCAACTTATACTAAATGAAGGCTTGGTTCGACGACCCTAAGCAGCTCATCGATGCGGGACAGGTGACGCAGTTTTGGCCAACCCGTGAACAGATTCCAGAAGACCGTGTCAATGCGGCTTCGAGATTTGTGATTTATGTGTGTTGCATTCTCTATTTGATTCGCCGCGACCCCCGGGTATTTGTACTTGGTGCGACTGTCGTTGGTGTTATTTACGTTCTTTATAAGTCCAAGATGGTTAAGGAGGGATACGGTGTAGCTATGGATGGTGCTTCGTGTCAAATGCCCACTGTGGATAATCCCATGGGAAATGTCCTCATCACGGATTACACGGACGCTCCTAACCGCCTAGAAGCGTGCTACTACGCAAGTGTTAAACCATTCATCAGTAGCTACAACAGTGACCGTATTCCCTACGACGCTGGTCGTTCTCGGTCATCGATGCCCAAGTATCTTCGCAATGCTGCTGAGAGACAGTTCGTGTCCAACCCAGTGACGAACATCCCAGGCGACCAGACGGCGTTCGCTGAGTGGCTGTATGGTCCCAAGAATGGTCCTATGTGCAAGAGTGATACGAGGTTCTGTAATCCTAATGCCCGTGGTGTTCAACTCGAGGCGTTCGAGGGTCTGGGTTCGGATGGGGATAAGCGTTCCGGTATGCATCGTGGAACTGTTAGGTAGATTAAAATTCTCATGTAATAATAAATGGCGTATCAGCTCCAACCTGGCCTTTCCCGAGTTCAAAACAAGGGAGCGATTCCCCCAGTAAAAGCGACCGATGAGGTGTTCGTGTACCCCCAGCCCAGTGGTCTCAACTGTGGTGGCTGCCGTCCCAACACTATGCTTTATGGTACTGCTCCATACATGGCTGGTAAGGGTTCCCCCGCGCAGCATATCGACACGAGCGACCAACTCCGCCCCCAGTCCACGTCTCGTTTCAACAAGCATATCGTTCAGACGTATGAACGTAATCTCTTCCCCTTGACCAATATGGAGTGTAAGGTTCCCCTCCGTACCATGAAGTATGAGCCGGCGAGTACCCGTGCCGATCTCCAGAATGGTCTTTTTCAGCAAAGATATATTAATAAAAATGTAGGTAAGAAGTAAGAATGGCTGATCCCATCTCACTTATGGCTGTTGCCGGTCTCATCTATGCCGGTCGAAACCTGAGTTCGAAGTCTAACCCTCCTAAGGTTGAACCTCCTGTACCAGTCATGAAAAATCCTGAAGTTAACGAATTAAACAATTTCCAACCACCTCCCGATGTTCAACGGAAGGTGGAGATGTCTAGTTTCGCTGACATTTCCAGACAGCAGCGTTCAGGGGGTCAGGAAGTTCTCAACATGCGTAACCGATTGTATGACCAGGGGCGCATGAACAATCTTTCTCCCATTGAGAAGCAGATGGTTGGTCCAGGTCTTGGTGTAAGTGCTGATACACCAGCTGCGGGTGGTTATCAGCAGATGTTTAGGGTCAACCCCGTGAATGTCGGTGAATACAGGCTGACCACTCTCCCCGGTCGCTCAGGTCCAGCGGTGGATATCACTGGTGGTCGTGCGGCTGTTGTTGGTCAGTTGACGCATTACAAACCAGAAACCACCGCACACCTCCCATCTCGACTTCCCACCATGCCCGGGCGTGCCCAAGGTATGACGGGTGTCGTACCTCGCAGTGAGCACGAGAAGACGAAGCGTACCACGAACCGTTCGGAGACTGGGAATCGCGCCGATGGCCTGGATTTCAGTGGTGCCAAGCGTTTCGTACCGGCTCAGACAGTTTCCCAGGACCCCACTCGATTCAAGAGTGACCGTAACGACGTCCAGTACGAGCACATCAACAGGCCTGCACCAGGTATTCATTCCCATCATGGTGCTTATACGAGCAGTGCCGCCGCTCAGGTGGCTGCCAAGACCAATGAGGAACTGATGAAGTATGGCTTCCGCCCTGAGGACCGTCGTGGTAAGCCTAACCGTATGGGGAATGCGGGTCGCATGAATGTGCGAGAGAGCGCTCTCAAACAGGGTGGTGCCCTCACGGCGGTTCGGTCGGACACGACTCGTGTTGATGGTCGTATCAACGCTGCTAACGGTGGATGGACCCAGCAGTACCAGCAGAAGCCCTTCCATCAGTTCAATTCGTACAAGGGTAATGCGAATCCCAACGCTCGCTCTCTGGACATCGCAAAGAGGCAGCTCCAAAACAACCCCCTATCTCATTCTCTTTCGCACTAACTGGTTTCCCTCACTTTGGAGAAAACACTCATTAAAATATTGTGCCTATATTTTAATGAAGGTTCACAACCTCACTATCGATAGTAGTCAGCGTGATGTAAGTGTGTACCCAGATTCGAATAACTACGTCGTGACCCTAGAAAATCCAATATATGACGTTTCTGAAATTAGACTTGTATCTGCCCACATCCCCACACCCCAAACACCCTCCCCAAACTCTCTCATTCTGAGACTTTCTTCTGGTTCTGATGAATTTAATCAGTCTGTGTATTTGGGCATACCTAAGGACAGTCTTCAAAAGGGTACACCACACTTTACCGGTCATATTCTTCTCAATGGGGGGGCGTCTCTCATCTATAATGGCTCTGATGACCCTTTGATTCATAGATTTCATTCGGGTTCTCACAAATCCATAAAAGAATTGGGCATAGAATTTATGTATTTGAATAGTGGTGTATTAACACGATACAACTTCGAAACACATGAACACACTCTGAAGTTTGAGATTAAATGCTCGACAGATAAACTGGAAAATCTCTCAAAAGTTCCAGAGAAAGTTCAAGAGTTAATGGCACCAATAAACATTCCCAATGAGAGTGAGAATGTTTATAGTTGGAAAAAGGAGTATTCCTATATTATCCTGATAATACTTGTTGGTCTACTGCTACTTTCATTGATGAAAAGAAAACAAAAACCAATTAGCGGGTGATGGCGAAGACGGGCTGAGCGGGCTTCTTGACCTTGCCGTTAATACGGGACACCACCATGAAGACGATGATGGAGAGGAGGGAAGTCAGGAGCGCAGTGATGGCGTACTGAGAACCACCGTTCTTGGGCACCTTGACAATCTGGGTGACGGCCCAACGGACGAAGTCCATCCAGGCCATAGCAGCGGCGAAGGAAAAACCACCAACGATGGAGTTGAGGGTCTGAGTCTTGAGCTCCTGGGTGACGAGGTCGACAGTTTGCATGGCAGCAGCAGACATTGTGATTGGTATACTATAGTCAGGGAAAAAAATTATTCGAAAGAGAGCTTTTCCTTTTCGACATGTTTTTTAAATTTTTTCGTTTTAATTGATTTTGATTTCGAGAAAATACTTTCATCATCTGAAGAATCTTCAGTAGAGCTCGTGTCGGATTCATATGATTTGAATCCTTTCTCGGAGAATGACCAAGCTTCCGGTTCATCAATGCTCATTACTATTAATGGCATTTTTTAACATCTGTTCTGTCGGGTTCTGGGGTGACCAAGAATCCCACCTGTCGAACGCCTCGTTTACTTTGGTGAATGTAGGGTCGTCGCCTGTGTATCTCACAAAAGGAGGGCAGTCCTCGTCTGCCACCTCTTCGATGTCCTCCTCGTCAGAGTCCTCTTCGTCGTAGATTTCTGGGGCGAGAGAACCAATATGTTGTCCAACTGTGTACATCGCACAGTACTTCATCGCATATTCCATGTCTTCTGGGAGAACTATATTTCTTCCACACGCTTTGGAATAGGCGCCGGCTAAAATCATTGTTTGTTCCATCACGGGAAGCATGATGTCAATCATACTAGAGACATACTCCTCAGCCATTTGGGAGTCTCCAAACCCTGTTTGCATATTCATATCTAGTATTGAAGTTGAGTAAAATTTTGTTAAATAAAACGAGACACTACAATAGAATGAATCTTCAGCTGAGAAAATTCAACCCTGCCACGATTTCAGACGACAGGGTATGTGTGTTCATCGGAAAGCGAAATACAGGTAAGTCTACACTCGTGAAAGATATCATGTTCCACAAGAGACATCTCCCAGCTGGAATTGTGTTGTCTGGTACAGAAGAGGGGAATCACTTCTACTCCGATTTCATCCCAGACCTGTTTATATACGGAGATTATGATAGAGATGCCATAGAGCGAGTGATGGCACGACAACGTAAATTGGTTGGCGCAGGGAAGTCAAATTGTGGTGCATTCATGCTTCTGGATGATTGTATGTACGATTCCAAGTTCCTGAAAGATACATGTATTCGACAATGCTTCATGAATGGTCGACACTGGAAGATTTTCTTCATGTTGACGATGCAGTACGTGATGGACCTTCCTCCAGCACTTCGAGCAAACGTGGACTATGTGTTTATTCTCAGGGAGAACATTATCCAGAACAGAGAAAAATTGTACAAATCCTTTTTTGGTATCTTCCCATCCTTTGACATGTTCTGTAAAGTCATGGATGCCTGTACGGAAAACTATGAATGTCTCGTTTTAGATAATACGGTAAAATCTAACAAGATTCAGGATTGTGTATTTTGGTACAAAGCGACCGTCAGGAAAAACTTTAGGGTTGGTGGACCCGACCTTTGGCGTCTTCACAAGAAGATGTATAACCCCAAACACTTGGAGCAGAAAGAGGACGATGCCAAGAAGGCAACCAGGAAGACAAACTTGAAAATCACAAAGACGAAATAGTGCGTTTCTCCCTTTTTCCAAAAACATAGAGCTATACTATAATGGCTTCAGACCAGGTAAACACCATGAATTTGGCTGATGATGGCGAGGGAATGGTTCCCCTCAATACCAATCCATCTGTGTCGTTTACACCTGAAAAAAATGTGAGTCAAAGGAAAGAGACGACGACGATGGATTCTACTCCCATTAACGATATTATGATGGAACCCCCTATGATGACTGATGAGCCCAAGATGCAGGGTATGATGCCCCAGATGACGGCGCCTCACCCCCAGGGTGCGTACCCTTCCCCCCAGCAGGCGCAGGAGCCCACCAAGAAGAACCCCTTCAACCTTACAGATGACCAGCTCATCGCTCTCGTTGCTGGTGTCTGTGCGGCGGCGGCTGTGAGCAAGCCCGTTCAAGACCGTCTGGCGACTTCTATCCCCAAGTTCCTTAACGAACAAGGGGGTAGGAGCATGGTTGGTCTCGCTGCTACTGGTGCTGTAGCGGCGGTTGTTTTCTACTTTATCAAGGATTACATCGTCAAGCCTTAAACAGGCCTTTCCCAACCCATATTACTATAGATTGAGGTGTCAATACCCGCATAATACGTAATCAACGCACCAGCTGCGAATGTCCCCATGAGTAAGAAGCTCGTCTTCAGTTTCTTACTTTTGTCAGCAGTAGAACTCTTGATACCCTCCCTCGTCTCCTTCGAAAGTGTATTGATGGCGAAGGTCAACACCAAAGCAATCAGGGTCGTAGACAGGAAAAAGAGGCGGTCGACCGCCAGGCGTGGGATGCTTCCAACAACGAGGCGCAGGACGTTGGGGATGACGAGGGTCAACCAGATGAGGTTCACGTAGTAGTTATCCACCTGCTGGGGAACGAGTGTTACACCATAGATGGCTATCCAGTAGGCGATAGCCATCAACAAAAAACTCAGGGGTGTTTTCATTTAAAGTAGACAGAGATTATTTATCCTGAATGTGCTGACCACAGAATTTGGTCTTGTTTGGTATCTGTTGGTAGATGCCCAGCTCTACACAGATGTTACGAAGTTCGATATAGTTGTCCCAAAACTGCTGAGAGTGTGAGTACTCCTCAACTGTGCAATGTGCCAGTTCATGGATGAGGACGTGGAAGATTTCATTGGTGTTACCATCCAAGCACACGACAATCTCACCACCCTTGTTCGTGTTCGAACCCACTGAACCCTCCATTCGTTTCATACCCGTGATTGGGATACAGTGGTACAGCATGCGATACTTTTCATTCTTGGTCTCCTTCAGGTGTTCCCTGAGTGTTCGGTACTTTTCTTTGACCTCAATGAGCTCACGAGGTTCACGTGTTTGTTGGAGAAGCCACATGTTCACGAGAATGAGGAGAGCGAGGACAATCATCTGTTATAGACAAAGATAAATTTGCTATAGAGTTCTGAGATGGGATTTCCTGAGAGTCCTTCCCAAAGTTCTAAATGAAACCCGAGGTCTTCGAGATGTGTGACCAACTGGTCTTTGTATGCCACTGGTTCGGGCTTGGGTCCATCCGCATAGTATGGTGTGTCCATCAAGTTTACCCACAACTTTTCGCCAAATCCCCCATTTCCATGGTCACGCATTTTGAAAAAGTTTCCACTCTCATCTTGATAAGGTGTTTTGAAAAATATTTTTTCAGAATCTGGAATAATTCCAATTAAATGTCCACCTGGTTTCATTCTTTTTTTTATTTCTCGAATTGAATTGAAAAAAAGTTCCTTCGATGCAAATATATAGTGCAAGGAAAAATTGAAACACACGATGTCAAATTTTCGATTTGGACAATTTCGAATGTCACCCTCGTAGAAGTTGACACGCATGTGCATGTTCTTGGCACGAGACCGAGCCTCTTCAAGGGCTGATGGTTCTGGGTCACACATGTTTATATTCGCCCCACACTTGTGCCATTTTTGAAGGTCGCCTCCGAACCCACAACCAACGTCAAGAATGTGATACCCCTTCTGTGTCACGGATTGTATCAACGCTCTCTTCGCATCGTTGTGGTTCTTTCGAATCTCTTCCATATCTGATGATGAGGTTAAAACTTTAATGTGAAATCAAAACATGAAACCTTTCATCAAATGGATTGGTGGTAAATCGCAAATTATGAGTGATGTCTTAGGTTCATTTCCTACAAAAATTAGGGATTACCACGAAGTGTTCGTTGGTGGAGGGAGTGTTCTCTTGAGCATCCTATCACAGGGTCTTGCCACGGGTAAAGTATGCGCCTATGACCTAAACGGGTCTCTCATCGAACTGTACAAAAACATTCAAGTCTGCCCAGAGGTTGTACACAAGCATCTCAAGAAGTTGTTCACAGAATATGATTCGTGTACAGGTATAGATGTCAATCGCGCACCAAAGACGCTATCGGAAGCGAAACAGTCCAAGGAAAATTACTACTACTGGACTCGTCAAAAGTTCAATACCAAGAAGGAGGAGACACCCGAGAGGTCTGCGATGTTTATGTTTTTGAACAAGACTTGTTTTAGAGGTGTGTACCGCGAAGGACCAAATGGATTCAATGTACCTTATGGTCACTACAAGACGACACCCGCACTCATGACACTCGAAGAACTCGTGGATGTGAGTGAACTCATTAAGGATGTAGAATTTAGGCAATGTGACTTTAGGGAGGCATTCAAGAATGTAGGTAAGGGTGACTTCGTGTACCTCGACCCACCCTACGCACCAGAGACGAAAACATCTTTCGTGGGATACACAAAAGATGGCTTCGGATTGAAAGACCACGAGGATTTATTTGAATTAACTAAGAATTCGGGGGCAGACTTTGTCATGAGCAACGCAAAGGTTGATTTGGTGACAAAGGCATTTTCCAATTACAACATTAAGGAACTACAAGCAAGGCGCGCGATACATTCGAAGAAACCCGAGTCTACGACGACTGAAGTACTTGTTTCGTCATCCACTCAAAAATAGCATCTTCATCAACACTGTACAAGAATGGGTAAAGAGACCAATTCTGAAAATGAATTTTCCATTTTGAACCATGTTTCGCGAAAAATATCGGTATCCCGTGTTCTTCGTTAAACTTGATAGGAATTTCATATTTCTTCTGCTTAAACCACCAGTCATTGAGAATAAACATTAAATTGAAATTTTCAACGGTTGGGTAAAGCTTCTTGTACTCATAGAGGAGGCACGGACCACCTCGAATTTTTTCATCAACGGAACCTGGAACAATCTGATGCTTACACTCGATGATGAAGATGGTCTTCTTATCATCACTGACGAGTGCACCATCAGGCTTCTTCTTATGCTTCCATTGTGGGTCCTTCAGTTCCTTCATGTGGCTGACAAATCCATCTTGAGTAAAGTACGTAAATGATTTACCACCGATGATTCGCGTTCCAGTGGGTCGAAAACATTCCTCGAAGGGTTTTCCACTCGCGTTGGTGTTCGCACCCCCTGTACCACCTGTCTTCATTATGGGATGATATGGTTGATTTCTTTATGCTCGACGCGCTCACTAAGGCTCCAATTCCACAAATAATAGTAGACGAATCCATTCCCTTTCATAAATTTCAATTTTTCCAACGACTCTGTGTCAACCCCTACGTCTAGGATGTTGAAGACGTCGTATCCCAAATTCTTCGCGAGAAGGAAGGCGTCGTTGTAGACGTCACCCACGATGTGAAACTTGTACACCTGCTTGACACTATCTGTGCCATCGACACGGTCGTATGAAACATCATAGAAGGATATGAAATCATCAGTCTCGTCATTCACATACGAATGAATTGGGAGAAGCCATGTCTTCACGTAGGTCTCGTCTACGACTGGCGCCACCTTGAATGTAGACATGTGTTCATGAAGAAGACGAGTCACCTTGGGTACATCCTCGAGTGTCATCTTTCTCCATAAACGTTTACACGGACCCCGAACTTCGTAAAAACTTTCACGAAGGCGATTTGTTTGGTGAAATCCTGTCTCTACCAAGCGTCGAACATTCAGGAAGCGATGCCAGTAATGCGCTTTGGTTATCGGTGTAGGAATTTTAGTTTGTGCGGTATAAATTGCCTGCCACACACCCTTCCTATTGGCACGACGCTTGATTTCGGTGATGAGTATTGGAGCAAAATTCATAGCCCTGTACTTGGTGTGGATACACAGATACGTAATCTGTACCATATCAATCACCTTTGTTTCGACATTCATAGTGACTGGTGCACTCGAGATGTATCCAACGAGTTCACCCGTATCCTGTTTACGAATAGCCACACTTTCATTCACTGACCATTTAAGATTATCTGTAGTGTATCCCATGCGAAATGTGTCATTTCCGACGTAGTATGCATTCAGGAAAGTACACACCTCTTTGAGGCTACATGAGGACCACACGAAACCTTCAGGAAGTTTTGTCGTCTTCTTTGAAGTTTCACGTGTATCTTCAATTTCACCCAAACCTGTTCCATCACGGGGTACGGGTTGTTTATCCCAAAAGGTGTGAACCATTAGAGGTTTGATGGCTTAAAGTTTTAAGTTCTAAAAGAGATATAATGTCTCTCGAAACCGACTACACCACCGTCCCTGGGCAGGTTTTTGCGTGTCTTTCCGTCATTGGACCCGAAGCGCCTCAGAAGAATGACAAGTTTGGTATCAAGATTCGAGGTGCCTTTGCGACCCGCGACGAGGCGGCGAGCCACGCCAAGCGTCTTCAGAAGGAGGACCCCACCTTTGATATTTACGTCGTAGACATGTACAAGTGGCTTCTCATTCCACCCGACCCTACGAAGATTGAGGATGTTCACTACACCAACGAGAAGCTCGAAGAGATTATGGTTGGCTACAAGGAGAACCAGGCTCAAGCTGCTCGTCTATTCAATGAACGCAAGGAGGCGATGGCAAAGAATACAATCAGTGCGGGTGATGAAAACTCCAAGTTTTACACTAAGCCTGATGAGGCGCCAATCTCACACCCGGCTGAGGTACTCGAGCGTCTCAAAAAGGAGAAGCCCGATACGCCCATGGAGGAACTCGTTAAGGAAGCTGACGCCATCGTTGCTGCGGAGGTTGAGGAGCGTGCCAAACAGCGGGAAGCTGAAGCCAAACTTGAAGACGTGAAGGAAGAACCAGAGGAGGAAGTTGAAAAGTAAAAAAATATTCACATATAATAAACAAGATGTTTCAAATTATCGTCACCATACTTTTAGTTGGTGCCTTTTTTATTTTGTTTTTTAAACCAGTTCACAATTTAAAAAACAAAACAGTTTCCGAGCCTGCGGCATCTACGACTGCTGGGTTTATAGAGGATACCCGAGATGCGTTTATTAACCCCAGGTACCCAACTGAATTAATGCATCGTGACGAGACGGGTAAAATACAGCCAATCTATGGGGATATAGGAAATTTCGTCGCATACTCAAGTGTACCTGAGAATCACTGGCTGCATGGTTTTCCCCATAAAAAAGCCTAGAAGGAATACACCAAAGGCGATAATCCATGTAGATTTCTCAACCTTTGCGAATAAGTCAAACTTTTCAGTTTCTTGAGGTGGTGGGGGTGGTGGATAATCCATGTAGTACGGTTGTTGCTGCATTTGAGATTGGTCATGTTCATGCTCATGCTCCTGCTCCTTCTCATGGCTTAGGGGGTTATACTCAATGGGATTGCCAATTTCCGATTCCATTTGTAATATAGAATTTGTTTTTTTTAAGCATCTTCTAACTCACTCTCACTTTCATCGTCGACGACAAAGTCTTTGAGATTTCCGTTCTCATCCGCATCTTCGTCTTCTTCGTCTGAGCTGTAGTCCTCTTCATCCTCTGTATCTAATTCAGAATCAAAATCCGTGTCATGGTCATCGTCGCAATAATCATCATCAACAACCTGTTCTGTAGGAACGAACAGCTCAGGCTTCTTTATCTTTCTTCCCGAACGAGTAATCATATGGGGTATAAAGAGTTTTACTGTTTAAGTACCTTTACAACACTCGATGGTAAAATATGTGTCCTTGATGTATTTTTACGACAAGATGGACACTTTTGTCGAATCTTATTGCCAGTGATGATGTATGACATCAATTTATCGTCATGTCGTGTTTGCGAAGTTTCGCAGTAGTTCGAGGTTGTTAAAAGTATGGTGGTGTTCCTATTTTTCGTCATATTAACGATGGTTGTGTTTTCATCCGCGCGCATAAACTTGTTAATGAACGCCTCGAGCTGAGGTTTTACTTCATTGGGGGTATTAGTTTTCTGTGTAACTTTGGATTTCTTGATTTCTGGACACACCTCCTTTTCTGGATACAACTTTTCGACGACTGTTCGAGGAAGTTCATGTCGCCTTCCACAAAAGTCTTTACAAAATCCATCACGCCTTCCTCTGAGTGTTGGACATTCACAGAAACATTTCTGGAGAATTATCTTTCCACTGATGATGAACCAAATGTGATTCGAATTGTGTTTGCGTTGAATATTTTCACAATATCTCGACGTCGTGGAAACCAAATACATCATCTTGTGTTTATAAATTTTTGTCACGTACACATCACCCTGACCATCCATGTGTTTACGAATAAATGTCTCTATGGTATTCTTGAGACTCTCATCATGGACTTCATCCTTCGTCTGGTCATTCGTAAAACCACCCTCCTGAGGTGAAGATGTCAGTGGCTCCACGATGGTCGTTTGGGGTGCATCTGTTCGAACAGTCGCCATCTTAAGAATCTCGACAGTAGGTTCCTGGTCTATACGAATTAGGGCTGAAAATGGTTCCTTGGTGTACCTGAAGAGGGGGACATATGGAAGATGGGTTACACCCCCCTCCATCTTATGGGACCATGGCATTCGAAATCCACTCCCCTTTGTCTTTCGTTTGGTGCTACCATATACAGATGAATCGATAACCGTGCTCCAGTCGACACCACCTTTCGCTCTCGAAAGTGCCACGATGATGTAGTCCCTGAGAGCATTCGCCGAACCCTGACTGACTACGAAGCCATACCAATTCATATGAATACCTGTCTTCATGAGGTCTCCGCATTGCCTCGGCATCGCCACTGTAATGATACACTCCTGTGCACTGTAACGCTTCACAGTCTCGCAGATAATCTTTGAGATGTCCTGAATCTCGTCGATTCCGAGGGGTTCTGGAGCCTTATAATCGATGTCTACGAAGAAGTTATACGTCTCAGTCTTCTGTTCGACGACATAGAGTTTCTCTCCAGACTTTACAGCCTCTACGTATTTTTCATAAAAGTCGTTCAACCTATCAAATGGCACAGAGAGTTTGCCTCCGTCCATGAGCACATGTGATAGATTGGTCGCATTCGTAAAATTTTGGGAACGACACCACCTTTTAAACATACCTTTACAGGTCTCCTATTCTCTAAACCACCTCATGGTTGAGACGTCTGGGTACTCCTGGGTTTGTGCCAAATGTTTTTTAATAGTTAAAAGTTCATACACCGTCTTATCTTCATTCTCCTTGCACCACTCTTCTATCTCTTCGTCACAGAGACCACGATTCTTTTCAAGGAGGTCACCAATCTGTTTTAAAATGAAAGCCTTCGACTTCATTATTTAATAGAAAAGGTTTTTCTATTCTGAGAACTTATACACGTATAAAACTCAGGATTCTTAAGGACATTGTCCAAAATACGTTTCCATTGTTTACGAGCTCCAAACTCTTCGAGTGTATCATAGCTCATATAGTCATTCTCGTCGTGAGTCTTTCGTATGGGTTGATTCAAAATTTTCTTGAGTATCGTCTTTCTCTTTTCTTCGTAAAACTTCTGAATCTGCGTCTGCTGCTCACTTCTCGTGAAGTTCACGAAAAAGATAAAGACATTGTATTCGAGTTCCACTGTTGGACTTTCGTGTACTGTAAACTTAAATTCCGTATATTCACCATTCTTGAGGGCAACCACGCCACGAGTCTCTTCCTCAAGTTCCCTGAGAGCAGTTCGAAGGGGATTATAAATCTCTCGGCGTCGGCATCCACCTGTGACAAAAATCCAATCCTTGAATCGCCAATCCCTGACCGTGAGAAACCTCGGTGTACTATCAGCGAAGGACACCGGGATTGCTATCGCTTTGTATTTTTTCATTGCGCATTCGCAAGTTACAATAAGGGTATATGTTTATTCTTCGGATTTATCGGGCTCTTCTTCTGGTTCAGCTTCTGGTTCGGGTGTAGGCATGACCTTGGCTGGGGGGGGACTCAGATGCTTGACCACCTGAGCTGAGAAGCTCTTAAAGTTATTCATCTCCTCCTTAGTCTTGTTGAGCTCCTTGAACAGGAACAGGACACCGAGAACGCAAATGACAGTGGCAACAGTGAGAATCGTCTCACGGTTCATAGGAATCATATACTTTCGTCTGGTGTTTTATTTTTAAGCATTCTACAACACAACACCCATTTTGGTTTTTCCAGGGGGAGGGCAATCATAGGGACCCTGAGCAAATTGGACGGCTTCGTAATGCGCGTGTTCACACGATTTATCTGTCGATGGCGTGGGCTGACCGACAAATGTTTCGAGCGTCCTAGAGGAAGGATCGTACGTCAATACAAAAACGATGGCGAGAAGGAAAGATACTTTCCAGAACATTGTTTACTAATTAGTTAGAATATAAAAGACCAGCCATACCATTTTCGATGCGGAGCACGTTATAGTTGATGGCGTAGATGTTGTCATTGTTCACCTTCTGGTCGTTGACGATACGAGCCGAATCAAGACGGGAGAAGTTGAGGGTGCCAGTGGGCTGGAGCTTACCCGAGTCGAGGCAGAAGGGGTAGAAGAAGAGCGACTGCGCTTGGTCTGGCTTCTTGGCGTTCGTTGTGTGATAGTAGAGGGGTACGTCGGTGAAATTGGGATCGGCAAACTTGAAGTCGGCCACATCAGTACCGTTAATCTGAAGCTTGAGCTTGTTGGTGTCATCGAGAATATTCACCTTAGTACCATTGGCCGCCGCCAGGTACTTGACGGGATGGTTAAAGTTAAGCTCCTGAATCTTCGAGCCGGAAGCGACCGCCTTCTGGACCTGGGTGATGAGCATGTTCTGGGGAGTAGAGGCGAACAGTTCACGCTCCTGGGTATCAAGGAAGGCATAGTTGGCGTAGACCTCCCACTTGTAGGCATCAGCGGCAGTACCCCAAGTGATGCGAAGCTCAACATCATGGTATTGGAGGGAGATGAGGGGGAGCGCCGTCTGCCAGTTCTCACAGAAGGCGAAGCGAAGAGGATAGAACCTAGAAGCAGTGAGGCCGTCATAGAGCTGAGCCGAAACCGACTTGGACGAAGAGGTCGCAGAGAGGGTGGGGGCAATCAGGGTCGAGTAGGTCGAATCCTGTTCATCGATGACCTGACCACCGATGAGAAGCTCCACCTTGGAGATGGCAGTCTTCCAGTCAGGGATGACGTTGGATTGGGTACCATCAGACTTGATGGGCATGAAATAGAC